GGCCTGCCGCTGTCCGGCGACCGCAAGTACGGCGCGTCCAACGCGCCGTGGCCCATCGCCCTGTGGTCGTACCGTCTGTCCTTCGCCCACCCCCAGACCAGCGAGGCCATGACCTTCGCCTGTCCGCCGCCGGACACGGCGCCGTGGACGCGCTTTACACTTCCTGAAACGCTGTAAGCATACAAAAGGCCTCTCCCACATCGGGAGAGGCTTTTTGCGTGCAAGTTGTCTTTTCGTTCAGTTTCCCTTATTTGAGGTATCGGTCTTGGCTGCATCCTGCTTCGCCGGATCCGTCCCCGCCGGGGCAGCGGCGTCCGCGCCGTCCGCCGCGTCCTTCGCCGGTGCCAGACCGATGATGCGGTCGGTCAGGCCTGCTTTTTCGGCCTCCTCACGGGTCATCTCCAACGGCTCGTTGGAATCCTCCACCAGCTTGGCCAGCATCAGGTAACGGTAGTCATCGGCGCCGATGCAGGTGGACATGATGATGACCTTATCGCCCCAGACCGGCAGATCGTCGGTGTTCACGTGTACGCTGCCGAGGAACGGGCAAAATGCATTCTTTTCATCCGTGCCGGTGTAGTTCTTATCTGCGGCAGCCTTGCCCAGCGCCGTGAAGAAGTCGGTGAAATCCTGCTCGTCCGTAAAATCGTGGCACTTCAGGATGATACTATCGTCATAGGGGATCGCCGCAAAAATGCGGTACGTCATCTTCCGCCCCGGCTGATAGACCTCCACCACGGGCTTATCCTCGAAGTGCATGGCGTTGGCGTAGTTCCGCAGACCGCCCAGCATGGTACCGTTGCGCATATTGTGACCGTAGATCACCGTCACAGGGTCGCTCATATCCGGCTTATTCAGGCTGGCCTGGGTATACATCGAACCGGCCTTGTTGTCCTTCCCGTCCAGATCGCGGTACAGATAGTAATCGTCGTCACCGGGCCGCTGCACCAGGAAGTTGCCCTCCCGGATGGCCATGTTGCTGGCGCCGGGGATCTTCATATAGGCGTAGACGTCGGGCCACGTCTTCTGCGCCGTCTCAAAATCCACCGGTACCTCCGGGGCGTCCGGCTCCACCAACACGATATCCGTGGGCTTGGGCTGCGTATCCGCATCCGGCTCATCGGGCTCCGTGGGCTTTTCTCCGCACCCCACCGCAAAAAGGCTCAGAGCCATCAGAAGCGCCAGCAGACCTGCCGTCCTGCGCAGGAAATTTTCTTTTTTCTCCATGTCGTTCTCCTTTCGGCAGCACTCATAAAGCGTGCGGAGCAGCGCGCACGCCGCCCCGCACCAATGCGCCGACGATATGGTATCATACACCGCCTGTAAATGCAACAGTTTTTCCCGGTCAGTCATAGGGTCACAGACTGTCCGTGACTGGTGAACAGCTTTTCAAAGCGCTTCCTCTGCGCCGGCGTCATACGGCCGCCGTACTGTCCCAGCAGCGCCGCAGCCTCCTGCACCTTTCCCTTTTTAAGATAGTTTCCTGCCGCCCGGTACAGGCTATCCGCCGCCGTGGAGCTAAGGGACTCCCCGCCGGAGGCCGCTGCCTCGCCCCTGTCCACCTCCGCGCCGGAGGCGGACAGCTTCTGCTCCTGCTGCGCCATGCTGCGGTAGTGGGCCAGCGCCGTCTCATACAGCTTTCTATCCTGCTGCCCAGCACTGTCGTACTGCGCCTGCGCCCGTGCATACTCCCGTTCCCACGCGGACAGATCGTCCTGCCAGCGGTCGTAATGCTGCTTTTCCTGTTTGTCCAGCAGGTCATACTGCTCCCGCAGAGCCTGTCCCTCCCGGTCGTAGGTCTTCTGCGCCTGCTCCTGGAACTCCGGCAGCATGGCCATCAGCTCCTGCATATACCGCTCGTATGCCTGCTGTCCCGCCGTCTCCGCATAGCTGGAGGCGTAGCCGCCGGTCAGCGCCGCCGTCTGCCCCATGGTATCCTCCATGGCGGCGCGGCCCTTCTGTCGGTACATCTTGGCATACCGGGCAAAGGCGGCGTCCTCCTCCGGGTCGTAGGAAAACGGCTCCCGGCTCGTCATGTCGTCGTACAGCGCCGCCAGCTGCTGTCCGTAAACAGACTCGTATGCGTCGGGCCGCAGCGCCGCCACACTGTCGCGGTACGCCAGCGCCGCTGTCACATCTGCCGATGGCGTATAGCCCTTCTCCAGCTTTTCCAGCTCCCTTGCCGTCTTTTCCGACGGCTTAGCCACCGGCGCAGGCGGTGCCTCCGGCTCTGCCGGAGCAGGTGCCATCAGGCTGCCCCATGTCTCGTCACCGGCAATACCGTCCAGCCGCAGATTGTTCTTTCTCTGATAATCCCGCACGGCGGATCTCGTGTTTTTCCCGAAGATCCCGTCCTCCTTCAGCTGATAGCCGTGCTTGTTTAGCTCGCTTTGCAGCTGCCGCACCGCGTCGCCCTGCGAGCCGTATGCCACCATTTTGTATGTGGATGCCATTCGTTCCGTCCTTTCTCCTCATGTGGTCCTGCGCCATGCGTACAGCCCCTCGATGCCGGTGGCGGCGCTCTCCCATACTGCGTTTTCCGGCGAGGGCTGCGGCGGCACAGCCTCCGCAGTGAACCGCACGCTGCCCACCGGCCACAGCACGTCCGCCAGCGGTCTGCCACCCAGTGTCAATTCACCGGCCACCTCCGCGTCTCCGTAAAACACCGCCGGCCACGCACATTCCAGCGCCTCCCGTTCCCCGTATTTGCCGAAAGCCGCGCCCTTTCCGCCGTTACGCAGGTGCAGCGTCACCTGCGATGTGGACGCCGTATACCGCACAGTTCGCACACTGCCCACTGTATCCACGGCAGACAGCTCCACCTCATAGGAGGCAGTGGCTGCCAAGCCGCCGCCCAGCAGCTTCTTCACGCCGCTGCTCAGTGTGGTATAGCCGCTCCAGTCGCCGCCCATGGGGCGGTAACGCGCCCGTACCTTTACTGTATTCCGACTCTCCACATCGGCGCAGGATGCCTTACACCACACCTTCAGATATGCGCCGTCATCCGCCGGTACGCCGTCTGCGTCGCACCGCGTCACGCCGCTGTCTGCGATCACCGGCTGCCGGTAGGCATACACCTTAATGGCGCTGCCTGTCACCGTAGCCGTCCGCCCTCGGCTGTCCGTCACCGTGACGGATGGTTTCATGGTACCCGCCGAGCCGATGAGCGCCGTGGTACCGGAGGCGCCCGTCACCATCTGTCCCGCAAAGCTGAAGCTGCACGTTTTCACGGACGCGCCGCCCTTACCGGACGCCTTCACGGTGTATTGCAGGCGGCTCAGCCCCTGCAAGCACAGGTTCCACCCCTTGACCACCGCGTTGTCGTTGATCACCGTCACCTGCAACGCGGCGGTGGGCCGCATGGATTCCGGCACATAGGCGGTAAAGAACGCCTGCACGCTGCCGATATAGTCGCCGCCGTCGTAGATCGCCATGGTCATCGTGCCCACGCCCCACAGCGCATTGGGGATCTGGTTGGCCAGTGCCGCCGGCACCTTCCACTGGTACACTGCCTTCGCCGCCGTCTGGCTCACCTGCTTCAGCGAAGTCCCGCCCAGCGTACCCGAGCTGCTGCCAAAGGTGTAGGAAAACCGGAACTCATAGCCGCTGTCCGGCTTCGTCACCGTCAGTGTTCCCGTCTGCCCGATGGTGGCGTCGCCCGCTGCCAGTCCGAAGTCCTCCAGCGAGCTGCCCGGCTCCACCTCCAACGAATAGTTGTACCGCTGGTCACGACTGGAGCCGGAGCCGCTGTACAGCCGCACCGTCAGCGCCGTGGTGCCGCCGCTTTTCCCGGAGACCGTGATCCACCCGCTGTCGTAGTCGATACTGCTGCTCCACCGCTCCGGTGATGCCGCCTTCACCGTGTCGCCGCTGACCTCGCACGCCCCGTCCAGATACAGCGAGATATAAACGGGATAGCCGAAATAGGAGCCGCCTGTCACCGGCGCCAGCGATGCGTAGACGCGGTAGAGCATATCCTGCCCCGACCGCCGGCTGTCATAGGAAAACGTAACGCCGATATTCGGTGCGCTTCCCCAGTTCACCGTATCCAGTGTAATACTCATCACTCACCCTCCGATCCACCGGAATGTCAGGCCGCTCTCCGCCGCCTCCACGCTCCATGCGCCAATGGCGATACCGCCCAGCACCGTGATATTCGTGATATACAGCCGGTTATTGGACACATAGGCCACCTCTGTGGCGTCCTGCCAGAAGGACAGCCGCGTGGCTGTGAACACCGCCCGGAAGTTGTTCTGCTCCACCAGCTGCTCTCCGTCCACCTCGCGGCAGGTCAGATCCTGTCCCACCGCCACACCGTACACCGGCATTGCCCCGTCGTAATAGACGATGCCCGTGCGGATATATCCCTCCGTGTCCACCTTGTAGTGCTGAAACGCAGCGTCCACCGCCGCCACATCGGCCTTCAGGTCGGAGAAAAAGCTGTAATACTGGGTGATGGCCTCCGGATTTGCCTCCAGATAGGCGCTGAGGGCCGCCACATAGCTGCCGAAATCCGACACCGCCACATATTCCTCCTCCAGCCGTGCCGTCAGCTCCTCCGTCGTGCGCCGCACCTGATCCGCTGTCTTGACGATCATCGTCCGCAGCTTCTGGTACTGCCGGTCTGCCTCTGTCTGCTTGGTGCTCCCCGCCGCACCGGCGGCGGACGCATAGGCGGGACGCACACGGCTCCCTGTCTGCTCCAGCTGCTCCAGCGCCAGATTCAGCTGCTGTGCCATCTGAAACAGGTAGGAATACTGCTGCATCACCTGCTGCTGTAAGGTACCTGTGGGGCAGGCGGGCATGGCAAACGTGCTCACGGGCCGTCACTCCCCTTCTCATACACCGCCGACAGGCTGTATACCCGGCACCGTCCCACGCCCTTCAGCCGCAGACGCAGCTGTCTGCACCGCCGGGGCCGCAGATGCAGCAGGTAGCCGCGGGTCTGTCCATCGCCGCCGATGACCTCCCCCAGCGTCTCCCAGCACCGCCCGCCGTCATAGCTGACAAGTGCCTCCAGCCGCGCCCGGCCCTCCGGCTGCACCCGCAGCTCCAGCCGCGTCAGATACTTGCTCTCCGGCGTTGACAGTCCCAGCTCGCCCGTCTCCGCCATCCACCGCACTGTCTCCTCCTGTGTGCCGCTGCCGCCGGTCATGTCCAGCAGCGCCCCGCCGCGCTCCAGACCGTACAGCGCCCCGTCGCACACGGCAAACGCCATGATGTCCGCGTCGTCCTGCCTGTGCCACAGACCGTGGGCGGTGTCGTACACCAGCACATGCCGCTTCCCCGCAGCATCCCGCGCCGCCAGCCAGTACTGGCCGTTCCACCCGGCGGCTGCGGCATTCTCCAGCCGCACGTTCCCCAGCGGCAGCGACACGCAGGCCGGCATACTGCCGTCGAAGGCGTACACGCCGTTCAGCCCCACATAGAGCAGCGTCCCATCCACCAGCGCCGCGCTGCCGCCGCAGCCCTTCTTCACGCCGGGACACCGCAGCGTCACGATCTGGTGTGCGCCTGCCGCACTGGGATACACCCGCTCCATGCAGTCCTCCTTAAAGAAGATCACGCCGCCCAGACACGCCGCCGCGCCAGTAAACACGCCGTCGGAGCCTCTGGCCGCCGCATAGCTGTCGGTGCTCAAGCCCGCAAAGCTGTTCCAGTTCCGGAAATCCCCCAGCTTGCTGGCGTAGATCTCGTTCACCGGCTCTCCGTTGACGATGCCGTACTTGCAGCCCCACAGACGGTTGCCCTGCTCCACCACGAAATCCATGTCCGGGATGGTGCGCTCCACCGTCACTGCCGCCGTCTGGCTGCCCACCGTCCGGCACATCCCCGGCACCGCGATCCAGTTCTCGCCCGCTGCCTGCAAGGGATAGAGTCCGTCTACCCCCTCCGTCTCGCAGCCCCGCACGGTCACGCCGTCCCCGGCGGCGAAGCCCCGTCCGATACCGATGGCCGCCACCTTGGTGCATACGTTCTCCACCTCCAGCCACGAGCCGCCGTCATAGCGCTTGAGCACTGGCTCGCCGTCCGCCGTGTCCATCCACAGGCTGCCCGTTCCCGGCGACACAGGCGCCTCCTCCCCGATGGAGTAGCTGCCCAACTCCTCGCCGCTGTTCCTGCACAGCGAAACCGTCACCTCCCCCGTGGAAACGGTGCGGTTCTCCAACCCGCCGTACTCCGTCAGGTTCTGCGTGTTGATGTACTTCTTATCCGGCCAGATTAGCAGGTACGCGCCCATGCTCACCAGCTGCTTGTCGCCGTCGGTCAGCACCAGCTCCGTTTTCTGCCCGTTGATGAACAGCGTCCGGCCGTCCACCCACACCGGCGCGTCCCGACATATTAGGCCGTGGGGTTCCTTCAGCATGGTCACCACACCTCGGGCGGGCCTTGTCTCCATGACCGGATACCCGCCGGCCCACAGGTTCTCCATCTCCCGAAAGCTCCCCATGGGACTGCCGCCCCGCCGGTCCAGCCCCAGAAACCGGTCTGCCGTGATCCGCTGCTGCGGCGGCGCCGTCAGTTTGGGAAAAAACATCCCCTCACCCCCTTAAAACAGATGCAGCGCCGCCGTGGTACGACGGGGTGCCGCCGTACGGCAGCAGTAGTCCTTGTAGGTCAGAAAGGCGTTGTTCCACTGGGCTGCCGCGTTGTTGTACCGCACCGTCTCGCCGTTGGCATAGTGGATCTGCGCCTCCACATAGTACCGGTACATCTGGTCATAGGGTGCCTCCGCCGTCAGCACATAGTCCTCCGTCACCTCCGGCAGCGCCCCCGCCAGCTGCCGCACCTCCCGCAGCACGAAGCCCTCCGCCTCCGCCAGCCACCGCATCTTCTCCTCCCTGCTGTACTGGTTGGGCAGCAGGGCGTCCACCCTGCCCAGCATCCGCCCCGCTGTCAGCCTGTCCATGGCCTCCACCTCAGTTGGCGCGCTCGTCCACATAGCGGCGGGCGGTCTCCGCCATCATGCGGCTGTTCTCCAGCACCTCCGCCACGTAGTCGGGCACCTGCACCTGCACGCCCTTCATGATCTTCCAGCTCCGCCCGTTGACGGACACGATCACAAAGTTCTCCTCATTCTTTCTGCCGCGGGGCAGGAAGATCGTCACCATCTGCTCTTTCATAACGCCTTTCTCCTTTCACAGTTCCGCTTCACGGCGGGAGGGGACTTCCGCCCCTCCCGCGCCGCGTCAGTTGGCCTTGTCCTCGCCGGAATAGCTGGAGCCGCACTCCACGCGCACCATGTACTCGTCGTACAGGATGGCGGCGGCGTGAACGCCCTTCCAGCCCACGCTGGAGCGCTGATCCAGCGGGTCGGCGGTACCGGAGGAGCCGCGGGGCTTCACGATGACCTCCGTACCCTCGCTGAGATCCACCACGCCGTAGGCGCCCTTGCCCAGGAACAGGCAGCCGTACACGGCACAGCCGTCCTTACCGCCCTCGCCGGGATAGATCACCGCCTTGTCGGTGGCGGTGACGGCCTGCTCCAGCACCAGCTTGCCGGTGGTGTTGGAGACCACCTTCACGCGCTTGCCGCCGATGAGCACATAGCGTCCCGCCAGCGCGTCAGCCTTCACCGCACCGCCGGTGAAGGGCACCTCGGTACCGTTGTTCACCGCGCCGCTGACCGTCAGCGTGCGGGCATCCTCCGCCAGATCGCCGCCGCGGTAGATCTTGGCCTCGGTGGTCTCCACAAAGCGCACACCGTGCAGCTCGCCGATCTCGCCGGAGAACAGCTCCGTAGCGGCAGCGTACTGATGGGCGGCGATCCACGCCTCGTCCTGACGCAGGTCAAATGCCACGCTGGGATGGATGATGCACACATACTTTCCGTCGAAGGTAGGCGCATTCATCTTCTTCAGCTGGGTGGCGGCCTTGGCCACCAGCTCGCTGGTCATCTTGCACTGACCATCCAGCGCGTAGCGGTGTACCACCTCGGCGCTGCTGTTGCCGTCCTTTCTGGGCGCATAGATGACCTGCTCGCCCTGCTGGATCTCATTGCGGGTCACGGTGTCCAGCGTCAGACCCATATTGGCGCCGTGGCGGTCGGTGATCTCCAGCACCACGTCGTCGATGGCCGTCAGATCCAGCATATCGGACACGGTGGTGTAGTCGCCGTACTGTGCCAGCTCCTTGGTGATGTAGCTGACGGAGATACCGCTGCCGTCGGGGGTCACGCCCTCGGTCAGCGGTGTCAGCGCCTTGTCGAAGGCGCCGAACTTACGCCACTCCACGGTCTTGCCGCCGCCCACGGGCAGTCCCTTGGTGGCGGCAAACTGGTTATGCACCAGCTGGGGGCGTGCGTTCTCCAGCAGCTCCATGCCGTAGTAGGTCTTCATCTCCGCGCTGAGACCGCCCGTGGTCTGGGTGTTCATCTCCCCCGCGAACATCTGCAAATTCATTTTCTCCATGCTCTCTTCCTCCCTGTTTTCAGAATCGAATCTTCTCTCCGTCCTGCACCCGTCTCCGGATGTCCGCCAGCTCCCGGCTGGACAGACTTTTCGGGTCGCTGCGTGTCACCGTGCGGCTGCCGCCCCGGTTCTCCGCCACACGTCCGCCTCCGGACGCAATGGCTCTTGCCGTCTGGCTGCGGGCCTGCGCCGCCGCATAGGCCATCGCCGCCTGCAAAAGCTCCTGCCGGTGTACGATCTCGTAGGCGGTCTGCCCGTCCACTCCCGCCGTCACCAGCCGTCCGAACTGGGGCGATGCCAGCTCCCGCTTCCAGTCGAAGTCCGGATACACCTGCCGGATCCGTTCCTCCTCCGCCTGTAAGCGCAGCAGCGCCCCGGCCTGTCTCTCCCGGTGTGCCTGCGTCTCCTGCCGCAGCCGTGCGTTCTCCTGCCGCAGCCCCCGCAGCCGTCCGTCCAGGATCTTCTGTACGCGGGCGTCAAACTGTGCCTTGTACCTTCCCCGGATCAGCTCCGCGAAATCGTCCTGCTCCCCGGCGTCGGGAGCCGCCTGCCCGCCTTCCACCGCGCCCGTCTCCTGACCGGCACCGCCCACCTCCTCGGCAAACGTCTGCCAATCCATCCAAAGCTGCTTCATAGCCTCTCCTTCCCGTGGTAGGTCACGACCCTGTCATCTCCACACAGCCGGGATACGCCGCGGCCAGCTGCTCCATGCCGCACCGCACCAGCGCAAAGGCCGCGCCGCAGCCCTTCGCGCCCTCGATGTCTGCATAGCCCCTGCGTATATCCGATCGCGCCGCCTGTCCCGTCTCCTCCAGATAGCCCGCCAGCGCGTACATCAGCGCCGATACGGCGGCGCACACGATATCCTGTCCCGCCGGCGCGTATCCCGCGTGGCCGCTGACCGTGATGCGCCGTTCACCGGCTCTCACCCGTATCATCGGGGCCGCACCGCCTCGCGGGAGCGCTGCCG